TAACAAGTACATTTCAAGGATGTAGTAATTTAAACTCAAGTAATCTATCCACTTGGATAACATCTAATGTTACTTCTATTGATTCATTATTTTATGGTTGTACATTATTTAATCAAAATTTAAATAATTGGGATGTATCTAAAACAACTACTTTAGTTAATTTATTTAGAGATTGCGCCAATTATAATCAACCATTAAATAATTGGAATATAAGTAATGTAACAAGTTTGGTCTCAACTTTTCAATTTTGTACTAATTTTAATCAAGATTTAAGTTCTTGGAATGTATCAAATATAACACTATTAATATCTACATTTAATGGATGTAGTACTTTTAACCAAGATTTAAGTTCTTGGAATGTATCTAAAATAACTAATATGTTTAGTGCTTTTAGTGGTTGTATTGTATTTGATCAAAATTTAAATTCTTGGAATGTTTCTAATGTTGCTAATTTAAATTCTACTTTTTTAAATTGTTCTGTTTTTAATCAAGATTTAAATTCTTGGAATGTTTCTAATGTGACTACATTAGCAAGTACTTTTAAAGGATGTGCTAATTTTAATCAAAATTTAAATTCTTGGAATACTGGTAAAGTGACGAGTTTATTAGCTACTTTTCAAAATTGTTCTAGTTTTAATCAAGATTTAAGTTCTTGGACTACGAATAAAGTTACCTCTTTAGCTAATACATTTTCTAATTGTTCTGTTTTTAATCAATCTCTTAATACTTGGAATACTAGTAATGTGACTAGTTTAGTAGCCACTTTTCAAAATTGTTCTAGTTTTAATCAAGATTTAAGCTCTTGGACTACGAATAAAGTCACCTCTTTAGCTAATACATTTTCTAATTGTATTATTTATAATCAACCTCTTAATTCATGGAATACAAGTAATGTCACTAGTTTAATATCTACATTTAAAGGATGTATTAATTTTAACCAAGATTTAAGTTCTTGGACTACTACTAAAGTCACTAGTTTAGCTAGTACTTTTTACAATTGTTTTATATTTAATCAACCCTTAAATTCATGGAATACAAGTAATGTAACTTCTTTATATTATACTTTTTGTAATTGTTTTTATTTTAATCAAAATCTAGATTCTTGGAATACTGGTAATGTAAATAATATGGCTGGTACTTTTGTTTGGACTTTATTTAATTATGATATAAATAATTGGAATACATCCAAAGTGACAACTATGAATTATACTTTTTTTAATAATATAGATTTTAATCAAGATATTCATAGTTGGGATACATCAAATGTTACTTCTATGATTGGTACTTTTAATAATACCGTTTCTTTTAATCAAAATATAGGTAATTGGAATATTTCAAAAGTAATTTCTATGGATTTAATGTTAAATCAAACCAATTTATCTCCTTTGAATTTTAATTCTATTTTAGAAAATTGGAGCACACAAATTGTTCAACCAAATGTCACTTTAGGTGCTGCTGGTTTATCTTATTCTAATATAATTGCATATAATATTTTAACATCTGCACCTAATTATTGGACTATTGATACTACAAGAAGAATGAGTCTATATGTTTATCCTACTAATACTAATCCAACTATTACAATGTATATAGAAGGAAATGGTTCAATTTACTGGGCTATGTTTGATGAATCTCCTATCTCTATATCTACTGGTAATATTACTAATACATATACTACTTTAAATAGACCTTATTTTATTGATATGAGTGGTAATATTACAACATTTGCGATTACTAATGGTAATCCAATTATTCAATCTATTTATTCTTTTATGGATAATACTTCTTTAGCTAATTCTTTTTCTAATTGTATTTCATTATCTATTGTCCCTACTTATTTTCCATTTTCTATTACCGATTGTTTTGGTAGTTTTTTTAATTGTTCTTCTTTAAATTCCATTAATTTATTATCATGGAATGTCTCTAATGTAATGACAATGGCTAATATGTTTACTCATTGTTCTGTTTTTAATCAAGATTTAAGTTCTTGGAATATCTCCAATGTCACTACGATGGCTCATATGTTGGATAATACGGCTCTCTCTTATCAGACATTGGATTCCATTTTGAATCAATGGAGTTTATTATCTGTTCAACCCAATGTTGTCTTTGGTACGGCTAATTTATTTTATTCCAGTCAAGGGTTGTCTGGCTATAATCTCTTAACTTCCTCTCCCAATAATTGGATTATTGATGCTAATTATATTCCTCCTTGTTTTCATGAAGATTCTTTGATTTTAACTATGAAAGATCATCAAGAAACCTATGTTCCTGTTAAATATTTAAGACGTGGTGATTTAATTAAAACCTATAAACATGGATATGTTCCTCTTTATGGAATTGGTACCTCTCAAATTTATCATGATGCTAATCATCCCTCTTATCATCAATTATATGTCTGTCCTAAACATGCATTTCCAGGAGCCATTCAAGATTTATTATTAACCAGTGAACATTCTATATTGGTGGATTCATTGACTGACACGCAAAAAAGAGATTTAAATGGAAAAATATATATTACCGATGATAAATATCGATTACCCATTATGTTTGATGAACGACGAGAGATGTATAAAAAATCTGGTTATTATACTATCTATCATTTTGCTTTAGAAAATAATGATATTTATACCAATTATGGTATCTATGCAAATGGAATATTAGTCGAAACTTGTAGTAAAGAATATTTAATAAAATATTCTAAATTAAAATTTTTATAAAAAAAAAATATATATTTATTAATAAAAAATATGAGTTCATTATCTTCTATTTTTAATATTATTTATAAAAGATATAAAAATCAAAATTGGCCTATTATATCTTCTTTAGATCATTCTCCTCCACTATTAAATATTGCTTTTCCTGATTCAAGTGTTACCTATTATGCTTCTTTTTTTAATTCTAATGATACAGTTACTATATCTGGCACTATACCTCAAGATATTTATTTTTGGAGTCTATGCATGTATAATTCTACAGGACAACCTATTCAATCTTGGAATTATACTGATTTTTTAGATGATAAATATAATATTATTATTGGTAAAGGAAATGTAATACCACCTGATGGATATTATTGTATTATTAATAGAATTTATAATCAACAAAATTCTCTTGATGAAAAATATTTACCTTCTATAGATATAAAAGGATCAAAATTAATATCTGTTACTATGGATCAAAGAGAACAGAAATCGAATTATGTGCAAGATTTAATGTGGCCTTTATTTAAAAAAGATTACGGTGGTAAAACTCCTTCTCAATTAATTCCAAATATTTCTAATTATCAAACTTTTTTTCTACCTAGTGAAGAATCATTATCCTCAGTATTTCCTAATCCTTCTGCTAAATATTTAATTGTATTTCCTTCTACAAATAATGTTATTAAAGTTACTGGTACATTATATCCTTCTATTGGATATGGAAATTCTCAACCTATCAATTATATTAGTTATATGGCATCTAATTTAGAAAAAACATCTACTGATACCTCTATTGATTTTACTCAATTAGATCAGGAATATACTTTATATGTTGCTTTTTCTAAAATAGAAGCAATAAAATTTGGTTATAATGAAAAGAATGATAAATTATTATTATGGTCTAAAAATGATCAATATCCACTATTAGTATATAGAGAAGTATCTGCTTTAGGTAATACTCCTCTATTTAATCAATTAGATAATTCTAATGTATCTATCAATGGTTCGGATGTTAAAAATATAATGGGTATCTATTATCCTAATGCTGAATGTTTTTAGTCATTTTAAATAATTATATTAAAATTTTTTTAATATAATATTATTTTCTTAAACTTAATAAACCCTCTACTGCATCCTGTAATGATGATGGTATTTCTTGCATTGGTTCTCTATCATGTCATCACCACAATTGATCATTAGCCTCTTGTGCCATCGTCACCGTCGCTATATCTTCAGTATCCGACATAGTAATATTAAATAGATAACTAGTATTACCAGGACATTCATACATTTTTGTCATATCATCATAATATTTATTATTTAATGTTACACTACCATTATTATCATTAATTCCTAAACATTGCTCTGAATTACCACCCATTAAACTATAAATAGCATCATTATCTCCAAAAGTATAACTTTGAGACGATGACTGATCTAAAAATATAGATGGTTCACATTTTGTACCTACCACTACGTTTCCATTTTTTATAGTTTGTAAAGTACAAGGTGATTCATTCACATAAAATTGAAATTTAGTTGAATCACCTACTATTTTAAGAGATTTCAGACCATCTTTTTTATTACATGTACAAATAACAAAATTATTGGAATCCACACCACAAGGCATATAAGCACTATTTTTACCTCCACACTTTTTTTGTCTTGATAAAGAAGAATAATTCATATCTATATCTATATAATATAAATATTTTATATTTTTTTAATAATTATATTATAATTTTTTAATATAATATTATTTTCTTATACTTAATAAACCCTCTATTGCATCATCTAATGATGATGATATTTCTTGTATTGGTTCTCTATCATGTCATCACCACAACTTGATCATTACTAGACGAAATAAAAACATTTTATGCAATTTCAATACTTTTACTAAGAGTAAATAGAAATTTAGTATTATCAGGACAACCCCACGGGTATTATAATTTTTTGGTTCTAATTTTACACTATCATATAATTCATTGGGCTTATATCCTAAACATACATCTGAATTACCTAAACTATGAATAGACCCATTTTTTCCTAAAGCATAATTTTCAGACAATTCTAAAGTTGTAGATTCACATTTTGTACCTACCACTTCGTTTCCATTTTTTATAGATTGTTAAGTACAAGGTGATCCATTCACATAAAATTTAAATTTAGTTGAATCACCTATTGTTTCAAGAGGTTTCAGACCCTTAAATCTATTACATGTACAAATAACAAAATTATTGGAATCCACAACACAAGACATATTATAACCATCTGGACCTCCACATTTCATTTGACTTGTTAAAAAATTATTCATATCCATCTCTATATAATATTAATTATTAAAATTTTTTTTATATAATATTATTTTCTTAAACTTAATAAACCCTCTACTGCATCCTGTAATGATGATGGTATTTCTTGTATTGGTTCTCTATCATGTAATTTTTTACTTATTTTAAGTGAATCTTTTTTTTCTCTTTATCTTTTAAGTGATTTTGCTTGTTGTCTTTTTCTGTAGGCATTTTTGGTAAATATATTTCTGCTAATCTTGGATATGATGTTTTTATTTCGTCTATTATATTATCCATATATAGGCATTAAAGTTTTTTTAATCGAACTCATTAAAGAAATAGTAATATCTTGATATTTTCTCTCATTTTTTTTTTAATCTTTTAATATTTTTAAATCAGATCTATTTAATGCATCATATTCTTTCGACGTGGAAATTATTCATCTGCGACTTATTTTAAATATATTTTTATCTCCATTTTATGGATTACTAATTAGTTTAGCTTCAAATATTGGTTATGCAAGAGGTTTTTTTGCATCATAACAGGTTCTTCTATCTTTTTTTCTTTTATCCATAAAAGATATATATTCTCTACCTTTATTTGGAAATCTTTCACTAAAATTTTTAGTTGCTATCTCTCTATTTATTCCCTTAAGTGGATCTATTTTAGTTGTAATATATATTGATATCTGGTCGTTTAATTTCCTATGTATACCTGTATGAGATGTTTTCCTATTTCTTTTTCTAATAATTCCAAATCTGATTCAGATAATATATGTTTTCTATTTCTGATTGTATATTCTTGGTTATCATTTTATAAAATACAATCATTAGTATTTATTATAATAAAATATTTTTATTATAATTTTTATTAGTAAATTGTTTGAAATGATGATTATTTATTTTTTTTATTATAATTAATTAAAATTATAATTTTTATATAAAAATTATAATATATATTAAAAAATTATGATTAAAAAAATTTTACTAATTATATTTATTATTATTATACTATTAAGTATAATTTTTACTTTTTTCTATATTTTTAAAAATTTTAATAATGATGAAAAAATAAATTTATCATTTAATTCTTCTAATTTATTAATATCTTCTATATTTGATTCTATCTATAAAAAATATTTAAATCAATATTGGCCTATTATTTCAACTTTAGATCATTCTCCTCCATTATTAAATATTGCTTTTCCAGATTCAAGTGTAACTTATTATGCTTCATTTTTTAATTCTAAAGATAATGTATTAATATATGGAACTATACCTCCTAATATTTATTTTTGGAGTTTATGTATGTATGATATAGAAGGAAATCCTATACAATCTTGGAATTATTCTCAATTTCCTACCAATAAATATTTATTAGAACTCGGACCTAATTTTATAATTCCTCCTGATGGTAATTATTGTATTATTAATAGAATTTATAATCAACAAAATCCTTTTGATGAAATATATTTACCGTCTATACAGATTTATCATAAAAATGTAAAACCTGTATCTGATAAAGATAGAATTACCAATTCAAATTATGTACAAAATTTAATTTGGAAATTATTTAATTTTAAATATGGTAATAAATCTCCTTATCAATTAGTTCCTGATGTTTCTAATTATCATACTTTTTTTCTTCCTAGTCAATTATTATTATCCTCTGTTTTTCCTAATCCTTCTGCTAAATATTTAATTGTATTTCCTTCTACAAATAACGTTATTAAAGTTAAAGGTACATTATATCCTTCTATTGGATATAATAATACTGTTTTATTTATAAGTTATATGGCATCTGATTTATCTAAAACATCTACTGATATTTCCATCAATTTTACTCAATTAGCTCATGAATATACTTTATACGTTGCCTTTTCTAAAATAGAAGCAATAAAATTTGGTTATAATGAAAAGAATGATCAATTATTATTATGGTCTAACGATAATCAATATCCCGTCTTGATTTATAGAGAAGTATCGATATCTAATAATACTCCTTTATTTACATTAAATAATCAAACTATTTCTATCGAAGGTAAAGATGTTGAAAATGTAATGGGAATCTATTATCCAAAAACTATATGTTTTTAATATATTATTTTCTTACGAATGAAGCCAATATTTTTGACGCTTCATCGTCTGATATCATTGGTTCATATTTATCATCTAATATCATTTGTCTTAAATTATTACCGACTATTTTTTTATCTTTTAATTGTTTTATTCTCGTAACAAAAGAAGATGATGGACGTTGTTCAATAGGTCTGATATTATCTAATATTTCTCTTAATTTTGAATGACGACTTGTTGTATTTTTACCATTATCTAATCTCATTAGTTCTTGAATATCCTCTGAACTCATTGGTTCTTGAATATCCTCTGAACTCATTGGTTCTTGAATATCCTCTGAACTCATTGGATTTTTCTTTTTTCGTTCTTTTTCACGAAATTGATCTCTTTTTCGATCTTTTTCTTTATTTTTTCGTGATATGGTTTAAATAATTGACTTATGAATGGATATTCTTTTTCAAAATCATAATCACGAGATATAGATGCTTTATATGATACTAATTTATGACCTAATATTTCACTTAAACTATTTATACTTATATTTCCTCTATTTAAAATATTTTGAATAAATTCATTTAATTCTGTTTTATTTAATCTAGTTGATTTATCTTTAATATCAATATTTCTAGAATTATTAATTTCAAATTTTCCATCTTTACTTAATTCTTGTTCTCTTTGAACTGGATGCAATATTTTTTAGATATAGATGATATTTCTATTTGTAATTTTCTTTTTTCAATGTGATATCTATACGTTTTATCTAGTAATGGATATTTTGATAATAATGATTCAGATGATTTAATACTATTAATATAAGATGATATTTTGTATAATAAATTTTTACTCATATTTCTTGGGTTTT